AGTCAAAGACTATTTAGGAAATTGTTAAACAAATCCAATTTATGTTCCTCAAGTATTTTCTGGTCTACAAGTGTATTAATTCTCTTGTAAGTTTTTTCTGCGAGTTGTTCACGAAGAATTCCACCTTCCCAAACCCACTCTTTTCCTTCCATAATTCCCGAAACAAATGCATCGGGTGCAGAAGGATCGGCAACAATATCAGCAGCAGTTGCTAACATAAAATCTTCACCAACTTCAGACCATCCTTCTTTGGACATTTTTAAAGAACCAATTCCACGAGAAGAAACTCCAAGTGTCACACCTTCTTTAAGAAGAGATTCTGCAATCTTTCCCATTGGTGTTGAAAGGATTTGTGCTTTCCCATGAAAATCATTTCCCTTTTGCTCAAGAGAAACAATTTTATGAGAAACCCGATCAAGATTGATAGTTGGACCATCGGGATGGCCTAATTCACCAAGAGCACGACCTTTATTAATATAAGATTCGGTATATCTTTTTACCTCACGTTCCATCACAGGTCTACGATAAACTCTGTGATTTCTATTTTCTTTTTCGGTCTGTAAAAAGGGTCCTTGAATAAACAAGGTCTTTTTACCATTCACACTCTCAGTAACAACTTCAACCTTTTCGATTTCTTCTCTGATTAGTTTCATTGATTTTTATGCGGTGATACCTATTCTTGCTGCTTTAATTGTCCCACTTCCATCAAAATAAATTGTATCTTCTTGATGCTTTTCAATTACTTCAACTGCACCATCTTTAATGGAAACAGAACCAATTCCATTATAACCTGCATCTTGAACATACAAAGTTGCCACACCTCCAGAATTATTATAAATTCTTACGAATCTGGCATTATTCACAGTGGTAGAATTTGCAACACCTGCTGTGATATCTACTTCAGCAGCAGAGACTAATATTCTTGCCATTTTTTTTAGAAATTCATTTAATAGTTATTTATTATTCTTCTGCTTCCGATTCTGTTTCTACATTATCAAAAAAAGAATTTGCAACATCAGGTCTGATAGAATCGACTTTTGCTGCTGCTTTTGTATATAAAATATCTTTGATAGCAGAACTCACATCAGATTGTTTTTCACCAGAAGCAATTAAATCTAAAAGATCATCCATATTGTTTAATAAAAACTAGTAGTATTTATATTTCCCCGCCCTTGGGCATTTCAGGAGCTTCCACTGACGATGCATCAATTTCCGGTTCCATTACAGGTTGTCCCAAATCCATTGATGCATTAGAATCTAATGGAGCACCTGTTTGTGGATCAATTGGAATACTTGGATCTGGAATAATTCCATCTTTGATTTCTTTTTCAATTAATTTATCTTGCTCTAAAATTTCAATGTCTGTTTGACGAAGAATCTTTCTTCTTACATAATCTTGAGAGAAATACTTACCAACATATGGTTCTGCGGTTGCAACCATACCCAATCTTTCATTCATAATCTCAGCTTCTTTTAATTCGGAGAAGTGATTATCATAAAGGAAATCATATTGAATGTGCTCACTCATAACCTCCCAATCTTCTGGAGTAATAATATTTTTGAGAATCAATTGAGTTCTCAACATATCATTAAACATATTTGAGAATCTCTTTCTCAATCTTCCAACAAATTTTGTAAATTTGAGTTCATCTCTTAAGATTTCAGAAGATCTCCCCAAGTTAAACCCACCTTCTCCATCCATTCTTGATGGGGGAACATTAAGGGACCTGAATAATTTTTTCTTAAAGTATTCAATATCAGTAATTTCTCCAAGGTTTTGGCCTCCTGGCAGAGTTGAGATTTCTGTTCCCCTTCCTCCTTCTCTTCTAGGAAGCCAAAAATCTTCGAGCATTGCCATATATTTTTTGTCATCGCGAATCTCTCCAGTGTTTGCATCATATACAAGTTTGTTGCGATATCTCATCATGACATCGCGAAGATATTGTTCTGCCTTTACTTTAGGTAAATTGCCAACATCAATATAAAAAATTCTACGTTCTGGTGCTCTTGATAATCTGTAGATTACCAAAGAATCTTCAATCATTCGAAGTTGATTGAGAGATTTGATGGATTTGTGAAGATATGAAAGAACCGAACCTTTGTTTCTATCTACAAGACCAGAAGTGCAATACGTGATTGCATCTTTTGCAATTTTGATTCCCTGACTTGCGCCAGTTGCATTCATATTTCCAGTCGGATATGTTCCTTTTGGATTGTAAATGTAATACTCTTCAATTTCTGGAAACTTATAATCCATTGGATCATTGCTTCTCAGATTTATAGGACTTCTATTTTCTTTTTCAGTATTTTTAGATTGGCGTACATGACGCATTTTCATTGCATCAATATACCGTAATTCTTGTATTCCTTCGTGAGGATTTTTTAAATCTATAATTTTATGATAATAAATTCTACCATCAATATACCAATTCCTATAAATTTCGTGAGATTTCTTATCAAAATCGAGAAGATTTAAAATATGTTTGAATTCTTTTCTTATTTTATTCTTTATACCATCACTTGCATTTAAATTAGAAAGTTCAATTTCAACAGGAGTATCATTAGTATCAGAAACAATAGCTTCATTTACAATATCTTCAATGGCACTATCACATTCTGGGTGAAGTGCCATTTCACGATATCTTTTTATTAAATCATATTCGGTTCTATATACACCTTCAATATCAACATAGGATCCAAAAAATCCACTGCTCATATAATGGTCAACCCCGTCCTCGTTATTTGGAGGAACGGGGGAAACCGATGAAGGTGATAGAGGTTCTGTATCCTCTATCGAAAACCCAAACAGTTTTGCCATAATTTATTTTGAACTTTTTACTTATTTATTAACCGTTGGGGCTACCTGCTCCAGCAAGACTAAATGACTGAACTTGGAATTCTACGGTGAATTCTTCAATTGTGTCTGTGGAATCGTATGAAAGATCAATTGCAGAAATATTTGTTGGGAAAATGTCAATAAATTCATACTCTTTTAATACTGTATTTGATTCTCCAGAACTGTCACGACTTGATGAGGTTTGACCTCTTCCAAGTTGGAATACTTTAGCATTTGCCATATATGCTGATGGATCTGTTGCTCCTAGATTATTTTCCAATCTAGCAATACCTTGCATCCATTGCTCAAACGAATTTCTAACAGCAAAATTCTCATCATTAATTACTGTTACAGTCCAAGTATCAATTGTCCTGTCTCCAGCAACTTTGAAAATTCTTCCTCTAAATGGAACATCGATTGAAGCAATATTCGAAGCAGGAAGATTTGCCGCTTTACACATAAATCTAAAGTTGTTTGGATCCCAGGCTGCATTTACAGCAGCATCTGGGAAAGTTGCCAATTCCACTTCAAATAGATTTGGACGGGCTCCACCCCCAATTAGAGCCGATTTAAATTGAGAGATAGATTGATTGGGTCTTGAAGTTGCCATTGATTTTTCCTCCTTTTTTTATTTAGATAATATTATCAAACTCTACCTGCTACTTCTTCAAAACTTACTCCTGTGCGAGTTGCAACAAAAGTGAGTGTTACATAATTAATAGACTTGGCAGGTTTCAGAAAGATGTCTGCTCTAAATTCATTGTTATCAATGACATCTGGAGTATTGTTTGTTGTATCACATACAACAAGGAATCCATAAATTCCTCTCTTAGCTTCAATATCTCTGAGATAAGGTTCAATGATATTTCTGAAGTTAGCTCTTGTCAGTTCATCATTAAGTTCGAATAACTGTGCTTCAGCAGCTCTTTGAAGTGCCTGTTCAACTGTGATGAAAAGACGACGAACATTAATTTTATCAAAAGCAGAAGCATAACCAAGAGCAGTTTTATCTCCAAAAAGCATTGTTCCTACACCAGGTTTGGTGATAATGGAGTTAACTCTCTTAGGATAAAGTTGATCTCTTTGTGCTTTATTTGGATTATATGCAAGTTTAATGGCATTATTAATAATGCCTCTTTGCTGTCCAGCAGGAGAGAACCAAGGATATGCCGTAATATTTGTGCGGCACATTAAACCAGCAATATCAGCATTGACTGGAATGTATCTAAACTCATTATTGAATCTATCATATGTGTACTTATAACCACTATCAAATACTGCATATGATGAAGAATTTATATCACCAAAGTATCTGATAAGATTATTAGTTTGAGTCGTTGTGTTTGTTTGGCCAACAAGATCTGTTCTGTGAGGACCAATGACTGCTATACAATCCTTTCTTTCTTCTGCAATAGAGATAAGTTGATTTGCTTTTGCTTGTGATTCAAATACAGTAGAACCTCCAGGACCCATGATTAAATAATCCGCCGCAATTTCGTCTCTATTACTGAAAAGACGATAAGCAGACATTAATTGGCCCAAATCTGCCTTCATTCTACCATTTGATCCAGATTCAGGAACACCGGAAGAATAATCTTCACCACCAGCAAGAGAGTATGTTACATTTCCAATTGCAGAGAATGTTATATCTTGTGCTGTTTGTCCCCACAAACCATTTCCTGTTGTTACTGCAGTAAAATCTGTAGAGAATCCAACAGCTCTTGGTGCAGTACCATGATATGTATCTTCTGCTTGTGATGGATTATATCCAGCATAAACATTGGCAGAGAAATCTGCAATATACTGCTTGTAATATATTTTTTGTGGTGCATTTACTGTTGAAACCGCATCAAGTGCTTTTGAAAGGCCAACATGCTTTTCAATAAGTGTTCCTTGATTGCCGGTAACTAGTCCATAGTCATCAACAACTGCAAGGTGTAATCCATCACCTTTACCATTTCTATCCAATACATATTGATTGGTTATTGGTCTTGGTGCAATAGTTTTCCAGAAAATCGTGGCATTTTCTAAAGTCAAGACTTGTTGATCATACCAATCAACAGAAGTAGCTGGTGTGTATGCTCCAACATCCGCAGATAATCCAGTATTAATACCAGAATTATTAACAAAATACAATTCATCCGAAGTATCAAAAGATCTGGTCGGAGAACCTTCTGCATATGTTATTGCTGTTTCAGTTCCACCAGCAGAAACTCTTGAAACAATCTTTACATCAATCGTTGAATTGCCATTTGTACCATCTGTGGTAACTCCTACGATAATTCCTTTGAGGTAACCACCAAGCGTAGATTCTGTACCAACTCCAGCAAGAGTAGTTGAAATACCTGCGGTAACACCATATCCAATTTGAGCACCGGCAAGTAGCGGACTTACAGTGCTAATTCCAATAGTTTGGTCTGCAAAGTCATCAATTGTGCAAACTTTTAATCCATTCGCCCATGAACCTGGATTTTTTGCAGCATATGTAAAATTAGTTGCCTCATAGTGATTTGCACTGTAGTCATCATAGTTAAGAACTTGAAGTGCATTAGTGGATGCAATTCCAACACCGGCATTTGCATTGTTGAGGTCTTCATCTCCACATCTTACAACTTTCAGAACTCCTCCATATGACAAGAATGAGGATGCACTCATCCAGTATTCATATTGAGCATCTGTTGAAAGAGGTTTTCCAAAAACATTGATTAAGTCTTGTTCCGTAGCAATATCGATAGGAAAATCGACTGGACCAATAGGGAAAGGACCTGCAATAGCACCAATATTATCTAAAACATTATCAACTCTTCCTACTGTTAAGTCAACCTCTCTCGTAAGTACTCCGGGAGATAATTGAGGAGTTGCCATTTTTCTCTCCGTATTTTTTCAGTTTATCTAAAAAATATTTATTAAAAAGCAAATTTACACTGGGGAAGTTCGACGTGAACGCTACCAATCGGGATATACGTCTTTAATTTTAGATATTGAGTTAATTTTTTTTCTCTGTTTCTTTATTCTTTGCTTTGTGCAGTCTTTACATTCATATGAATATGACGATGCTACAGCTCCTCTATCTTTTCTGGTTCTATAAAATGACTCTATTAAATTTTTAGTTTCTCCACATATTCTACATCTCCTATCATTTAAAAGTAAATGACCAAGTTTTATTTGACCATCTAAATCCATTAAAGGTAATCCCACATATATGAACGATCACCATATTCATCAGTGTACCATCGATCACCTTCAGCATCCACAAATGAATTTGAATCTAGACCATCAGATATAAACCCAAATGGTGCCATGTCTTGTTCAATTTGATTTCTCTGCTCCTCATATAATCTCTTACGAACATCTTGATCAGTAAGTTCCTTAAAGTAGTCTTGTGCTACCAACCATGCATAGATAACAAGACACATTGCAAGGTCATCATTACACCCTTCTTCAGCCTCAAATGAGTTATGTTTTGAGATAAAAGTTGTAAGTTCCGAAATAATTTCATAGTCATTGAAGATTAATTTATCCTCCTCAATCATTGTCTTGAGGTTTAATGACCCAACCTTCTTTACGGTCTTGGACATCTTAACTCCCAGTTGAGTTTTCTTTCCAGAAAATCCTTGACCAACAATTTGACCAGCTCTTCCTCTCATTGAGCACATGAGAAGATTTTGATACTCTAAATCATATTGAAGAATACTTGCAACCTGATCTCCAATATCATTTACCTCACAAAGAATATAGGCTCCATTATAATTTTTTGCTACTTCATATATGATATTCGGAAATAGCATTGGTTTGATTTCATTATTTCTATACTTTGCAACTACTTTATGTGGAAATTCTGTTATGTCAGTAACTACGAATGCAGAGTAATCCTCACTCACTCCTCTAGCAACATCAACTGTCATCAAATAGTCGTGGTCATTTTTGGGGTCTTCATAAACATCAAGACCTTTATTTCTTACTTTAGGATGATCATAAATTAAACTTCTCAATTTGCTAGGAGCAATAAGTGTATCAACAGACCCTAGAAACTCACAATTGTGAGATATTATTCCATTTGAAAAATAAAGATTATCTTCACCAACATCAAGTAAGTCATAAAGGTATATTTCTTCTTCTACTATTTCATTATAAACTACTTTTTTCCCCTGAAAAAAATCATCAACTTTAATCATTGATGCTTTTATTTGTTCTTTCCCAAAAGAATGATTGTCAGAGCATTTTATTTCTGTTCCATCATCAAATATTATCCAATGATAAAATGGTTTGTAAACTTTTTGAATTCCAGAAAAATATTTAAATCCACTAGGAGTTTTTACTTTAATATTTTTATTAAGTTTAAACATTTGTCCAGCATTCCTTTAAAATAATTCTTTTTATCCCTTGTGGAGTTAAATTATAATCTTTTGCATATTCCTTACAAAATGCCTGAATATATGATAATCTTTTACCATTTTTCATAATTGCACCGACATTTTGTAATTCTGGTTTTTCATTATATAGTTTCCTTATCTCTCTTATTTGATCGTCATTTATTTTTCTACTAAAAACTCTACCTTTTCTAGAATTGCTCATTTTTTCTATAGTCTCTTCAGAGAAACAATTTTTGACTCCTTTATTCCAAGGAATAGTTCCCTTTTTTGCTCCACCAATTCCTTTTCTTTCGTAGTCATCAAATCCTTCTCCACCAGTAGATTTATTCCATCCATTTTTAAAAGTATCAAATTTTTCTATATGAAAAATTTCTGCTTCTTTTGCTTTTTCTGAAATATCTATCTGCTCACTTATTTCAAATTTATGTGGTGGTTTATTTCTTTTATGTTCTCTTCTTCTAGAATCTAAATTTTGAGTCTGTCCAACATATTTGACTTTTCCATCCAAGTCTTTAAGAAAGTAAATATAATACATTTTTTTAATTATTTATAATCCAAAAAACTCACAACCGTTTATATAAGTTTTCCATTGAAATTTTTTGAATGGTATTATTCTCATCTAAAATTTCAATCGATGTATTTCCATCCAAACATTCAAACTCAACTTTAAACTGCTGCTCTGATGTGTTTGCAATAGTCTGTTCTTTCCATTTAGAATCTCTACCTGGAACTTCTGACCAATGAACATCTGTGGGAATATATTCGTTCTTACCTTTTTCCGCATCGTGCCACATACGGTAGAAATGATTCATACCATGTGGCGTTGAAACTATGATGACTTTTGTGCTTTTACCAGAAGTAATAGTAGGATAAACAGATGCAAAGAAGGAGTCAGCGATGTGATTAGGGACGAAGGCGAATTCGTCGAGAAAGAGGATATTGAACGACATGCCTCGGACAGCACTTGCAGATGTAGAAGCTGCCAATATCTTACTGCCATTTTCTAACTCCAAACTACCTTTATTCCATGCTATGATACCTTGCTGCATCCACTTTGGTAAGTTCTCGTATGCAGTTTGTAACCTATCAAGAAGTTCTCTTGCGGTTGCAGCTTTGTTTGCTAGAATGCCTATATTGACATTATCATTAAATACTGCATAGTGTAAAAGAAAAGAAACCACAGTTGTTGATTTACCTGTCTGCCGTGGCATCTTGCAGATATTAAATCTATTATTATGAAAGTTATTAACTAACTTTTCTTGAAATGGGTATAACTCAAAAGGTTGTAATCCTTTATCAAGAGTCACAATCTTCACATAATTTTTTGCAAAATATACTGGGTCACTCTGACATTTAATAAACTCCTCAATCTGTTCTTGAGTAAATTCAATCGCAGTATTTGCTTTTTTTAATAATGGATTGCCAAGATATACGTCACTCATAACAAAACTCCTTTTAATCCTCAACAAATGTTATTGCAGCATCTGCATTTTGTAGAACAGCACTGGAAGAAATTGCTAGCGTGAATAGTCTTTGTGGTGGTAAAACAATTCTCAACTCATCAAGATCAATTGTTTCTGGAGCACCCGATGTAACACAAAAAACTGCTGCTGGATCTCCACCAGTGATTGTTGTATCAGTTGTTGAATATGAAGAAGCATTTCCAAGAGGTGTGAAATCTAAAGGATCTGCTGTTATTGGATCAATATACAGATAGATAAAACAAGGTGCTGTTCCTGCCGATGTTGTTAGAGCACTAATTTTCTTTACTATAAGTTCTCTGGTATTAATTTTGTTATTGACAATCATACCGCCCTTAATGGTAATCAGGTGGAATTTTGTGCCAGTACTATTCATTCCACCAGTCTTTGTTCTAAAGGCACCGATTGGAAGGGTTGTGGTATTAATAACACCTTCAATCGCACCCATCATAGATGCGCCAGAGACTGTTACACCAGCACCAGTATTACCATCCAGATTGGCAGCCACATATCCAATCTTGAGTGATGGATTATCTAAATGAACAGTATTATTCCTGTTTGTATAGTGAATATGATGAACGGGCATCATATCTCCCGTTGTGGGATTTTCAATAGCAAATCTCATCTCACCAGCACCCAACCAACGGAAGTTGATTTGGTATACATTCAGTTTGGTTGGATCTAATGTAACTCCTGATGGATTGGTGGTGCCACCAACACCAGTCATCGTATCAAAGTTCCAGTCCTCTTGATATGTCCAGTTGCTTGTATGATTTACACCTGTTTGAGAAGTTGTTGATGTAGCTACCAGGTCACCATTACTTACAATAGAGAATGTGCCTGTTTTTGGACCGACGCTTGTGGATAAGAAATCAATATAACCATTCTTATAGTCGGCAATCCAACCAGCATAAGTATGAGTTCCAATACCAGTTGCGTTTTGTGTTGTTGTTCCTGATCCAATAGTAACTGTGGATGCGACACCAGCAAGAGTGACTGTTATATTCTCTGTGCCACTTGAAGGTGTTGTGATAGTAAATCTATGAATGTGAGCTTTACCACCATTCTCACGAAGAATACCAAACCTTCCTTCAGTGCTGTATCCAACTTGAAGTGCTTGCTCTTGTGTGAAGAATCCTGCTCTTTGTGTATATCCTGTTGCAATACCAGAAAACTGTGCTGTGAATCTTGCGAGAGCACCTTGTCCTGGACGATATCTTACAGATCTTTTAGAACGAACAACTCCATAACCATAAGCACCAGTTCCTGTTGATGTAGTCATCAAATTATTAGCATCACTAGTGCTACCAGTACCAAATGAGTAGAGTTCAAATCTATCTGAGTTTAAACCATACAGACCATCAAGTTGAAGGACTGGGGTGATTTGAGATACAATTTGTTCTCCAAATGCACCACTACCACTCGCAGTTCCATTGCACCCATCAATGTTGCCGTATCTGTCGGCACACATGTAAACCTCAAATAGACTTCTCTCTTGATTGAGGTAATCTTGTGTAGTTTTATTCCACTGAGCCATTAGTCACTCCAACTTAATCTTTCTGGTTGATATCTTTGTGCGTTTTTGATTTTTGAAGAAGGAGAATTTCCTGGATAAATTTGATGAACAATTGCACCTGGATATTCTCCTTGAATCTGCTCTGCCAATTCATT